AAGCACCCGCAGATTGACGGAGTTGTGTACCTTCTTGGTTTGATACGTTACCTAACGCACCGCCTGTGGGCGAGGCATTACGCATATCTTGAAGTTCTTTAAATTGCAAACCAGCCACAACTTTTTCATACAACTCCAACGCTTCACGTCCTGCAGCGGTAACGCCTGGCGCCCGACCCGCAACAATACCCGTAATGCTGCTAAGACCTGGATGATTGCGTAGCCGTTCAATGTCTTTAAGAACTGAATCCGATTTAGACTCAAACGACTTAACTGCCAAATTAGCTTGCGGAAACTTAGCTTCACGCGCCTGTATTTCTTTTGGCGACAAGGTTGTAGTTGTTGGGCCGCCAGGAATCGGTTCAATTCCACCTGTATCGGTTTGGCGATAGCCAACAGGAATACGCCCTAAATCTTGACCACGCAATGTGATGTCTTGACCACGTCTAGTCAAATCAGCCGTTTGTTGTTGCGCTGCGCTAATAGTCATTTGTTCTAAACGTTTAGAAGCATTAGCGCCTAACTGTAAAAATGTCTGCTTGCGTTGATCTGGGTTTAAATCTTTAACTTGCGACCATAACCCTTGAGCTTGAGCGTCATTCATTTCTCCGCGTAAAACAGAATCCTGTAAATGAGCCAAAATATTTTCGTTAGAAGGATTAAATGCTAAATTAGATATGCGTTCACGGCTCTGCTCTAAAGATTGTTTATTAATGTCGCCTTTTAGTTTTGTAGTTTCAAGCATTGCTCGTTCTTGGTCGGCTAACAATTTGCCGTAGCCTAAACCAGTCTTACCAAATTGCGATAGTTGAGCGCGAGTTTCTGGTTTTGCTAAATCAGCGCTGCGTAAAAAATTACGCACATCTTGTTCTTCTTGTATCCCCCGTTGAAGTTCTTGCATTTTAAGCGCGTTAACACCAATGTCTTGAGCGCGTGCAGTTGCTACAAGCGGGTCTTGGATTTGAGGCATCCGAAAGCCTAATGCAATATTTGGGTCAATTCGTTCCATATTAGCTCCTTAATCTCCCCACGATAAGCTACCTTCGCTACCACCCATATAGCCAAAACCACCGCCACCGCCACGAACGGGAAATAAACGATTCATAAGTTGTTGGTTTTGATAAAAATTAATGCCTTGACCAACACCGCCAGTAATGGCGTTAGCGGCGCCAATTTGCCCTGCAGCTTGTGCATTACCCGCGCCAATAATGTTAGACCCTAAATATTGACCTAATTGACCTGCTTGAGTACCTAGTGTATTAGCGCTTGATTGCGCTACACCCGTCAAACTAGCGTATGGATTTAATGTATTGGCTCGTTGAGTTTGAAAGCGATTAAACGCATTTTGATACTCTTGCGAAGCAAGGTCTTGCCCAAAGCGCTGCGTATTTTTTAAGTTAGCGCCTGATAACAAACCGCCTCTGGCTGCTGCTGAACGTTCTAAAGCCTTCATACCTTCAGACATCCTAAATGCGTAACCAGGGTCGGCTTGGAATTTATCCATACCAAACTCAGCCGTTGCGTACTTACCATATCCAGGCGCATTTACGTCCCCGCCAAGCCCTAAATATTCTAAAAGACGGTTTTGACCTTTAAGACCGGCTTCTCTAAATGGTTCTTGTAGTTCAACTTGGCGTTCAAACATTGCGCGCTGCGCGTCAGATGCTTGCGCTGCTGCTGCAGCTTGGGTATTTGCAGCGCCTTTTGCGGCATTTGCGCCAATAAGTGAACTACCTACGGTAGCCGCGGCAATCGTACCTGTGACTGGATCAGGCATTTTTAAACTCCTTCATATAATCGTCGTATGTTTCACCATACAATCCTAAAACAATATGGGCGTTTTGCGCCGCAAATACGGGGCCGTGGCACAATTGCACCACGGTTAATACAATATCGTAATACCCTGCACGCCATACATAGGATTTAGCGTCGGCACTGCCTGATCGTTCTACCGTATCAGATGCTTGCCATTTTAGTATATTTAACCCAACTACAGTAGATAAGCAATAGGCGTTAGCGGCATAAAAAGGATTTTGTTGCATACCGACTAAAGTGTTCCAAATTAATAAGTTTAGGTCTTTGCGGTCTACTACATCATTATCGGCAAAATCATCAAATATTTGAAACGCGTGAAACAAGTCTAACAACCATTTAACGGCGTCTATAGGCAAAAATAGCCCTTCAGTTAAATTTTTTTGTAGCGATTCAAGGCGTTGTTGCATTAGCTCGTAATCTCTCTGCCGTTGGATCGAATATTAATCGCCGATGCAGTACCTGCAACGGTGGATATGAACCCGCCTGGCGCTAGGGCTGCACCTACAATTTCAGGAAATGTATAGGTTTCTGAAGGCTGTAAAGACTTGGTTTTAACAATTAAATTGTTATTACCTGCGCTATCGGCAGCTGTTACTAGGTTAACGCTAATAGTTGCCGCCGTAGCGCTGTAATTAGTAGCCGTAAACTTGTCGATAATCGTCGTAACGTTAGCCGCCGTGTATTGGGTAGTTTGGGCATTTTCCGCTGTTTTAGCGGGAATAAGTACTTTTACGGTGACAGTCATAAATATTCCTTTTTACTATTACGTATTTAAAATAAGCGCTTCATCGTTTTCGGTTAGTAAAATTTCATTGTTTTCAGTCGCTAAAAACTCAAAATTATTTGACGATGCTAACATTACCACCCAATTTGTGCCGTCTGATACTAGCGTAGCCCAATCCCCAGCTAGATTATTCAATATGTCTACACCAGCAGGGCCACCCGATAACGGCACTACATTGCTTGAAACCGACACCAATAATTGATTTTGGTAGTTTTGAAACGTTAAGCTACGTCCTATATAGGATGATGCCGTAGGAAGCGTAACTGTGCAAGTAGAACCTGCTTTATTGTTAATGATCCATATATCTGTATCGGCTACCGTAAAATTGGCTGTTTTAGTAACTGGCGCTGAAGTAGCGCTAGACGTGCCTCCTGACGTAACTACTACGCTGGGGATGCTTAGTTCAACGGCTTGGATTTGTTTTTGTAGCTCGGCAATCTGAGAAACTAACGGCGAATCATTAGGAGCGCTAGGTATCTTCTCTTTATTCTGTTGTGTAATATCATCAATAGTGGCAAACGGTGGCCCTAACTGCAGTTCATCTAAAGACGTAGGGTTAGTACCGCTGCCGGTCAAAACAAACAAATTTAAGAAAAACCGATACCATTCCCGTGCCATTAACCCTGTAGACGCATCAATAAGAGGCGTTCTGGGCGCGGGGATGTTGGTGACGTTTAATGGGCTAGGCACGGGTTGGGCTTAATAAAAGTTCAGCACCAACAATGGCAATCTTAACAGGGTCAGTTCCCGACACCTCATATACACGATCACGCAATTTCATTGTCATGCCAAGTCTACGCCAAAACACCCGGCGGCCGTATTGCCCAATTCGACCCATCTTAGACCAATGTTCGTTTGACCAAGTGTGACCGCCGTCATCTGACCAACGCAACATAACTTCGGGGTCGCTGCCTTGACCAGTATTGATCCCAACGCCTGTTTCACAATCTAGCTGTAAGGTATGCTGGGCGGTACGGCGCAAGTTGTTTTGACCGCTTGGAATAGGACGCCAAGAACGCAACCATTTTTGGGGCGCACCGTTAATTGCATAAACTTCTAAGTCATAAGCGTATATGTTGCCGTTTTCATAATCACCTAAAAGCACTTTGTTATTAAACGCTGTTTGGCAATTAGGGCGATATCGTACAAAGTCGCCGTTTAACCACCCCGCACGCTCATGCCACGATTGCGTAGCCACGTCATATACCCACGTTTTTTGTACAGTTGGGAATGTTAAGACATAAAAGCTGTGGCCATCTTGTTGGTAGGTATAAGCAATTGCATTACTAATATCGCCGTATTGTTGAATTTGCCATTCAATTGCATGATTAGACGCTCTGATGCCGCTGTAACCGTTATTGCGGTATACGATGCCACGTCCACGGGCGTCTTGCCCTAGCCAAAATACAGAATTGTCCAGCTTGGCTACAGAAAATGCCGCTGCGCACCCAATCTCGTTAGACGCACCTTGAATACGGGCAAGCGGAAAATCTGGCGTCCCTGCGTCATACCAAACTTCAATTGAATTAGTGCCAAATAGCCACGCTTCACGATTATTGACTAATACGGCTACTAAACCGTCAGGAGAGCCTTCAGCGCTAGCAAAATCAAGAGGATCTACTTGCGTACCATCAAGTAAGCTAGTAACCCATATTTTTTGACTGTTTGGCTCGTTAAATACAAAATACCCATCTAAATAACTAACCGTAACGGCGCCTGGAAAATCAGGGTCAGAAATAGGCGCAAATACGTTTGTCCTAGAATTGTAGATGTAGCTAGGGCCATTTGCAGCTATAAACAATTGCGTACCGTTGTCGGCCATCGATACCTGTCCAGTACCCGCAATAGTGCCTAAAGAAGTTACAGCGTAAGTGTTGCTTATTTTGTATAACGTATTTCCTGATACAGCGTAAGAATACCCTTCAAAAGACCATAGTCCACGAACAGGGCCTGTGCCAACAGTCGTAATTAAACTTAGCCCTGGGGCGCGGTTAAGAAAACCTGCCTCTTTACCCTCGTTAGGGATGGCTTCCGCAAACAAATTAACCATGCGGTTGTCTGCGGCGTTGATGCTACGGGCTACATACGCTTGCCCCAAGATTGGGGTTTTCATTAGTAATTACCCGCATAAATGTTATATCTCTGACGGGTGCCAATTAAGCTGTAAGGCAACGCCATAATGTCGTCAGGATTGTTAATACGTTTTAAATTGCGTTTAGAGGTCATAGCAACCCGCAAAACGTTAGGTGGGGGTTCTATACCAAACTCAGTAGCAATCTCACAAGCAAGGCTGTATTTAAACGCTCTAAGGTATCCTGGCGGCATATTTATTTCAGTAGCTAATGTTGGAACATCCATTAGTTTTTCTACCGAAACAATATGAAACTCTAAGGGTTTAATCGGTACAGGATAAACGTACATCTCAATATCAGGGTAGGTCATATTGACCCATAAGACTTGAGGGTAGGTTGAAGTTACTGTTTTAACTGCAATACCGTTATATTGCTGTTGGTTAATTAATTTAATACCGTACGAAATATTAGTCGCAGAATCCCTAAAATAAGTTGAATCATCAATTAATATAGGGCGTTTAGGCGTAGACAAATTCGCTAAAGGCAAAGTACCTGTTGGGCCAAACGTTAAAAATCGGGCGCCAGCAGGCCAAGAAGCAATCTGATCTTGAGTAGAAAACACAGCTAAACGCTCAGTATCCCAGCTGTCAATCATCTGGTTTAAAGCAGTTAACGCGTCTTGCGATGTAGCAGCAGACGGTGTTTCACCTTCGGCTAAAACCCCTAATATGCGCAATGCGCCGTTAATTTGGTCGTTTGCCGTGGTCATGGCTTAACTCCTTATGCGGTTGTTTTACGTCGTCTTGTCTTTACTTCCAGCACATTAGCAGGAACCGCCTCAACTTCAGTTTCTTCTTTAACCACAAGTTCATCAACAACGGGCGTATCAACAGTATATATCTCCCAACCATTATTTTCATCTTGTTGCGCTTCAAAGTCACTGCAAGCCACTTTATGACCGTGGACGGGATGTTTTAGGTAAATAACCGCCATTAGTTTTCCTTGTTAGATAGGGGGACTAGCCCCCTATTTTTAGCTTTATAAAACGTGAATCACAGCAAAGTTAATTACAACTGCTTCAGACAATGAGCCGCCTGAAAGGTTACGCAATGTAATTGTGCAACTTCCAGTAGCTTTGCTAGAAATCCAGCAGTTGTAACCACCAGCAGTAGCACCAGAAGCAACGCTTAAAACTACAACATCTTTAGCTGAGATAGTACTGTTGGTCAAAGTGAACGTGACGTTTGTGACGTTAGCCAATGCAGCGTCGTTCATTGTAATCTGACCAGCAGACGTGTTTAAAGTCACGCCAGTCGATTTGCTTGTCAATTGAGTTACAGTTCCAGACGCTGCTGCGGCGTAACCTAATTCAGTTGACGAAAAAACAGTTGTCCCGACTATAGAACTAGGGGTTGACGCCCCAATAGGTGTGTTGTCAAGAGTAGCGCCCGTGATTGTAGTGCCAGAAGTTAATTCAGGGTCGCTAAAAGCAACTCCTACAGGTTTGGTATTAGGCATAATTTTTCCTTTATAAAAACCCGCCCCGAAGGGCGGGAAATACATTAACCAGCGATACGATAGAACACGTATGTAGCTTCGCCCGTTTTACGAACGCGCCACATTGCGGATGTAACTGCAGCGACTGCAGCGACACCAACTAACGTACAACCTGTATTAGCAGTTACAGTAGCGGCGTCAGCTGCGTCTGTATTAATAATTACAAAATCAAAACTGCTGTCTACTTTCATGCTAGGAAAAGCAATGTCTAAATCAGTA